AGATGCGTTGACCACCATGTTATCCCAGTTTACCACGATCCGTACTCCATCAGGGTTAAGATCATCCGTCTTCATCACCCCCTGCATGACCTAGCACCATCGTGGGTCTGGGGTAGTATTTAGTATGTATGTCATCGTTAGCGCTTGGGTCATCGGCTGCAAACGCGTCATCAGGTAAATTCTTACTCGCTGCGGCCCAAGCTTCTGCATTTTGTTCTCTTTGTGCTTTATCATGTGCCTCTAAACTACCCCATGACCTGTTATTTACATTTTGGTATCTATTCCTGTAATCCCTCGCCATCTATCTTCTCCACTGAACAATCAACAATAATTACATCTGTTGGCGGTAAGTTCATGTGCGTACCTTTACTCAAACGCATCTTAGCTTTACGCGCCCCCAGCCTATTTTTAAGATCGTATATAAATGAGTTGTAGTTTATCTGTTGTTCACCACACCAAGCCTTGAGAGGTTTAGGTACTAGGTACGCACGTTTTAGATCAGTCTCGTACCGCGCAACCAACTTACCTCTAGGTAGTGCTTCTGGAATAATTAAAGACTCTGTGTCTGTACCCTGCTTGCGCAGATCATCAGTACTCTTGATCCACAGTACGTTACTCCAATGCTCATGTATGTAATCATTAAGCACTTCTTCTACACCTACACTCATATCCTCGACTTGACGTTTGTTCTCTTTAAGCTGCTCTACACCCCACTTAAATACTTTCTTAGTATCATAGTTCACAAGTCCTGCACGTTTTGCAAGTATAAGTCCTGTCACTGTCGCTGCTACAAGCACAGACCAAAACCTATTCTCCGCAGTCAAGCTAGCTTCAGCGTCTACCCGCGCCTGTACTTCTGACAATAATTTCTTTGCGTCCTCTAAGTTATTCATTAGATATTGCACGTACTCTATACCTGCGTGTCCGTAGTTATCTTGTACTGCAGCGGCAAACTTATCTGTCTCTTCTTTAGTTTCAAAGTGCATACGCTTCACACGGCACTCTAAAATTCGCTGTGCTTCTGCTTTAGGCATAGCCTTTATGATACTGATACGTTCAACAATACTGGTGTTGCCTGTAGTAACAGATAACAAACTCCAAGCCTCACCCCGATGCCGCTCTGTATTACTACCACTAGCCATACGACCCCGCTGCCTACCACCAGTCAGTTGATACGCAAGGTTACTGAGTTCTCTGCCATGCGCGTTGGTCAACTCATCCATGTATAATGGTAAGTTGTGATAGATCTCGCCCCTATTCATCTTGGTGTTGTATGTATCACGTTCTGTAGTAATCAAATCTTCGGGCTTACCCCACACGGAAACCCCTGCTTCCATAGCTGTAGTCTTACCTACACCAGAGTCCTTGCTGTATATATGTAGAGCCGCGCACTTGATCGGTGAGAACTGCATCAGAGGAGAACCAAAAGCCGTGCCTACAACGAACTGGTGCAATTCAAACCCTTCGCGGTTGTAGAAGTTTATTGTTTCTTTCCACTTCTCCATTGTACCTCTAGGCTCAAAGGATGGAAACAATCCCGCAGTCTGGCTAGATGGTGGATTAAACTCTATCTTATCTTTAAATATTTCCTGATTACCAAGCACAAAAGAATTACCGTCCTCGTCAGTCCAACCGAACTGTCTATGCGCTTGATCCGCAGTGCTGTTAGCTTGTAGCTCGTTCACCCATGTTGTTGTATACGACATAATTTCATCCATCTTTGTTACCGCCACGCCTTGCATGGACATATATTTTCGGAACTCTTCTCTAGAAGTAACCGCAGTTAGCGGCAAAGTAAATTCGCGTACCCCATCTCTAGGCAAATGTAATCGCATTACAACAGCTTCACCCAGCTCCACGTCGCGCAGTCGTCTAACAACGTATAAGTCGTTATGGTATATTACTTTCTCGTCAGGATCTCCATCACTGTTAGTAGTCCTGATATACACCCCGCCGTTTGCACCACGAAAGTATGGACGAGGATATGCGGGGATTACATACTGGTTTACAGGGTTGTTTGGTAGGTTCTCAGCAGGAGCCTCAACAATGTTATCTTCTTCGGTAGCCTCACGTATACGTCTACCTAATGTTATAGGTGATTTTACCTTGCCCCAATGAGGACATTCGGTGCATATACCCGACTCGTACTCATCAAATCTAGCGCATAAGTACGGACCTTTTATAAGGTCTACCTTCTTTTGTGTGGCGTCTGCTGTGTAGTCAGGGTGCTTCTTTGATATTGCATGTATAGCTTTATCGGCATCTGTACAGAACTTGGCTATGGACAGCCCCGCCCTCCACATAGGTTCAATGCACTCCTCTTGATTAACCATAATATTTCGCAACTGCTGACAACCACGTCCTTGTTGTGTCTTACGTAATATCTCACGGAATGTGCTTTCCATATTACTATTAAGCGTAGTCGTGACCGCATTGTTGCCATCTGGAGTATAACGTTTTGGTATAGGTATGGGATTATTACCCAACAGTTCAGAAAACGCATCGAAACCTACCGGCTTTATTGCAGTCTCAAAGAAAAAATTCACTGCTGTAGGGGGATCATCTTTGTGATTGTGAGTCGTAGGTATACGCAGGACACGAGCCGCATCCGCAGTGACTGCAGGATCAGCTAATAGGTTGTTATCGGCGCACAGCTTCTTTAATCGCTCTGCCACTGGCAACCAATCGTCCAGCCCCACAGGCGCATCCAACATCCAGTACACATGCACACCGCGACCGGAGTTCACCATAACAGGTTTAGGTAGAGATAACTTCTTACAGAAGTGCTTCAAAGCATCAATAGCATCTGATTGAGTCGCATAATCTTTACTTGCGCCACAGTCCAGATCAAGAAATAACGAGTTTAAATACTTAACATTATCTACTTTACGTGACCCTGCTTCTTTGAATGTAGCGAGGGCGTAGTACGCATCATAACCTTCCGCATCCATATTTTGTGCGGCATCTATTACCTGATCTATAGAGTTGTAGAATTTTTGTATCCTACGATCATCACGAGCGCGAGAAGCAAAGACGCAATAGTGTCCTTCGTTCGCTAATGCAGCCCTTAAAAATGTTCTTGTTTCCATAATAACTAACACCAAAACCGAGAGACACTGCGGCAAAGGTGTCGGTACACACCCATTTCAGCCATAGCCTAGCCGCAGTATTTTTGGTGCTTAGTCGTCCCAATCATCTATGATAGAACTTAGATCATCACTACCTTTTTCTGGTGTAGCGGGGGCAGCTTTCTTTACCGCCTTCTTTGGTTCATCTACTGTTATATCTTCAAAAGGGTTGTCGTCTTCTTTAGGACTGTCTTCAAAACCCTCTACCGTCTTAAAAGGCGATTGATCTTCCATAGGTTTAAGATTAACGACTTGCACTGCATCCAAACGTAAAGATACTCCAGTACCCATTGCCCCATGATACGGAGTAAATACAACAGAAATGTTAACCGTACTTCCGTTAGTCAGCAAGAAATCATCGCCTAGTTTCTTATTAGATGCAGAGTACTGCGCAGGTTTACGAGTAGCTTCTGCTCCATATGCACCTTTTAACTTTGCTTTATGAGTAAATGACCCATCAGCATCCTTCTTAAAAGGCATGGCAAACTTATCAGGCCAGTCAGAATTTTCCGCTTGCTTCGCAGCATAAGCAGTTTTCATGTTCTTATATAGCTCTTTAGCCTGTGCCTCAGTCATACGGAACTGAAGTGTGTACGCTGCGCCCTCATCAAACGCGTCACATGGCACAGATTTTTTCTCTTTCGCATCAAACTTATAGGTGCGATTAATACGAGGCCACATAGCCTCTACGTTACTAATTTCATATTTTGTGTTTACAATTTCAGACATGTCATTCTCCCGATGTCTTATTGGTCTTCATCAAGTAGTTCTAGTAGGTCAGCGTCTTCATCAGTTGCTACCCTAGACCCTACCGCTTCTTCCTGTGTGAACATGTGTGCAACAGGCTCTTCTATAGTCTCAGTTTTTTTATTTGTTAGTGCTTCCGATATATCAGGGATNCAAAATCTGTAGGTGTTACCGACACGGATGTAGGTGTCCTGNGGAATCTGATCCTGACGAACCCAAGCACGGATTGTAGATACAGAAACACTAAAGTGTTTAGCCACATCTTCAATAGGTACGTATTTTGGTTCCATTATTTTTTCCTCACGGCTATTGAGTATTCAGAGTCTATGTTCAAGCCTTCTGGCTTTGACTCAGGGTTTTCTTCTAAGAACTGTTTAAGATTTGTCTGATTCAAACGTTTCTCTAGCAACTCAGGCACTTGATGCTCGTTAATAAAAGCGTGCATCTTCTCCCAATCATTAGTCCAGAATCTTTGCTTTACAGACCTATAAAACAATCCTTCGGAAGTTCTTACACTCTCGACGTTATGTGCGTTACAGTAATCGAGTAGTCCTTGTTTAATTCTATCTAATTGACGAGATAGAACAGAATCCTTGTCTTTAAATTCTGCCGACAGCTTCGCCCGTTCTTCGCGGATTTTAATGTAAGCTTTAGTCAGCTTATCTGCGGTTATGTCGCCCATACCGTTCTCCTTAAACTTATTGTTTCATACAATGTAGTGATGGTATGTGCGTTAGTCAAGTAGTTCTTTATAAAGGTCGATCATTTTTGTGTGTACGTCTATTCTGTTATCTAACAGTGTGTAAACACGTTTCTCTACGGGTGATCCGTGGAGCTGAACAACAGTGCATTTGTGTTTCTGCCCTGACCTGTGAACACGGGCGTTAGCCTGTGCATACGTTTCTAAAGAACTGGTCGGCCCCCACCAGACGACAGTATTCGCTGCTGTTAACGTAACACCATGTGCAGCAGATTGAGGCTGGATAACAAGCACTCGTGGGTTCGGTGTAGTTTGGAAAGTTTTAAATATTTGTGTGCGGTTGGGCGCGGATACATCACCACGAATCACCTCTGTGGTAATACCATCCTTACGTAGTTTTTCTGTAAGTATATCAATCGCATGTTTGAATGGTACAAATACCAGAACCTTCTGGCTGGACTCGTCAATCACTTCGCGTAACACTTTGTAACGGTGTGATATATCGAACTCCAACACACTACTGTCGTCTGTGTATACAGCCCCTGCCGATATTTGCAGTAGCTTACTCATAACCACAGCGGCATTTACAGCGGTGATTTGTTCACCTGTAATCTGCATGACCAGCTTCTTGCGTAGTTCTTCATAGTATTTCTTTTGTTGTCTGGTAAGTTCAACCTCACGCTTTACATACACCATGTCAGGTAAATCAAGGCACTCGTCCTTGGTAAAACGTATGGCTGGCTGCAATGCGCGAAACACAGTGTCGGTTGCTGTCTCTTTGGGTATCCACTTAAAGTTAGATATCTTAATCATAATCTGATCGCGGAAAGAACTAGCAAACCGTGGCACGGATGTTGGGTTGACCAACTTTGCCAGACCATAAGCATCCAAAGGGCTTTGTGCTGCCGGAGTACCGGTCATCATCCACAGCCATGTATTCGGGTTCATAACCTTGTTGAGAGTTTTCCAACGGTTTGTCTGTGCGTTCTTATAGTGTGTGGCCTCATCGACAATAATCAAATCAAACCCACCGTTTGCTATATCGTCAGCTACAATCGCTACACCGTCATAGTTTATGATTACGTACTCAGCACCTTGTTCGATTATCTCTTTACGTTTCTTACCACTACCATATGCCACATCTACAGTTCTGTGCGGTGCAAATGTAAACAAGTCATCACGCCATGCGCTATCCATGATCGAGAGCGGACAAATAACTAACACTCGTTTAATTATTTTTTTATTAAGTAAGAAATCTGATGCCCATATAGCACTGGCTGTTTTGCCTGTACCCTGTTCGTTAAAACAAAAAGACTTTCTGTTCAGTGTCAAAAAGGCAGAAGTTATTTTCTGATGCGCAAAAGGCTCATAGCTGCCTGTCCACTCGTATTGTTTTTCTATGGGTGAAGGCGCTTGTATGTTTAAGTTCTTAAGCACTTGTGTTTCATCAATACCCCATTTAACCACAACCTTGTTATCAGGTAGGGCTTTGCTTTTGGGTATGACTTCCGTTACCTGTTGTGGGTTTCGCAACCGCAACAACAAGGCTCTACCGTTTTCAATAATCTCCACTGCGTTCTCCTTGTTAGTGAGTCACTAACTTTTCTTTTTGTAATTGCGGCTGCGGTTTTTCTTTGGGCTTTCCAGCTTTGTACCGTCTTTGTTACTACCGCCTTTACTTAATGCTTTCTTGTGGCTTACATCTTTGCCTTTGCGCTTAATGCCTTTCTTATCATATGCACGTCTTGCACGTTGGCGTTCCATTCTGTCGGGATGCTCCCCACGTTCTTTTTGTTTCTCATACTCTTTTTTATATGGTCTTGGTTTTTTGGTGTAGGGCATCTAATTGCTCCCGTTGTGAACACACTCCAAAACAACGCAGTGTCGCTTGCATAGCCCACTTGGATGGGCGTTCCAGACGTTTTTCTCATGCGCTGTTTCCATGCGTTTATAGTTAGCCAACCACTTAGACCAAAGAACTGGCATCATGTCTCTGGTGTAAGTGTCCTTTACAAGGTCTCTAGATACTACAAACAATAGCCC